CTGGATAGAGCATCTGACTACGAATCAGAAGGCCGGGCGTTCGAATCGCTCAGGGAGCACCATATAAATCAAGGGGTTACGAAAGTAGCCCCTTTTTGTTTTTCGGTCTGGGTTCCTTTCTGGGTTCCCTTCGCGTAATTGAAACAGGGTGGCTTATCCTGTTCCCTCCCTGCTTATCAGGCGTCGATAGCTTTAGAAGCTTGTAAGGCGACACTTGGTTTGTAAGGTCACGCCACATGGTTTGAACATACAAACCAAGTGGCGTATTGGCAGCCGGTGCTGTTTTCATTATTTTATTAAATCTCTCAATAAGAGAATTAACATCTGAGGTCATCTACGTTAAAGGCCTAACGCCAACTTTTCTTTTCTACCCGCTGCTCTGGCAGCCTCTACAGCCACCTGATAATCAGCTACGGCCTGTAGCTCGGCAGCGCTAGCACTGTATGTCTTTTGTAAAATCCCGATGGATATGCGTGCCAGTTTCAGCTCATCGCCCAACGAGTACTGCTCGCGAATTTTATTGCATACGCGATCATTTATAAGCCTTACGTGTGGTGATGCGGCTTTGATATCTATGGCCTGCGCATTAGTCAACACCACGCCATCAGTCACGGTATTAGCTATTTCTTGTGGCTGTGTCGGTAATGTTGCTGTTGCAGGCATAGAAACATAAGTCAGCCCATCCGCCAGCGTCGCTAGTTCCGTGCCAATAAACTGGCCATTCTTATCGACAGGTAGCGCCAGAACTTTCGTTACAGAGCTTGTGACATGTTTTTTATAGCTGATAATCTTCATAGGTTATCTCCTTTGGTATTTTCTCCAACATGTGCCGGAGTGAACTGGTATGCCGCGCGTGACCGATCAATGAGATCATGCTCTCGATTCGCCGATCGCGGATCGCGCGCCTGAAATTGTAGAGGCTATGCTTGCGTATATAACGCCTGCTCGCCCATGTGCGATAGCCGACAAAATTAACCCCTCTGCGTATCGGCGCGATGGTAGTGCGTGAGTATTCGAGGTGGAGATTGTCGAAGAGGAATTGCTCGATGGCGTCGCGGTGGTGGGCTGCCATCTCGCGCGTAAGGCCAAACAACACGGCATCATCAACATAACGACAGTAGTATTTTACACGCAGTTCGCGCTTCACAAATTGATCCATTGGGTTAAGGTAAATCAAAGCATATAGCTGCGATAAAAGGTTGCCTATCGGGATGCCGACTGGCTCACCATGGTCGGCGAATGCCATCATCAAATCGACGAATCGAGCATCTTTGATTTTACGCTCCACAAGTCGCCGTAAAATCTCTCTGTCAATCCTGTAAAAGAACTTCCGGATATCTGTCTTTAATGTGTACGAGTCGCGTGGCACCGCTCTCAACGCAGCCTGTGCATAATCGGCCGCCTTGTGTGTACCCATACCTTTTCTGCATGCGTATGATTGATCTATAAACGTATGGTCAAAGATCGGGCTTGCGATTGCGTAAACGGCATGCTGCACAACAAGATCGCGAAATGCTGGCGCATAAATAGTGCGCTGCTTCGGCTCGAATACTTCAAATGTATAATAAGCCATTGGCCTATAACTACCGTTTTGAAGTTCCTCGTGCAGAGTGCCTAGATTATACGCTAGACGCCGTCCAAAGTTGAAACATGCCCTCTTGCCGATTTTATGCCTGACTGCGGCATGATATGCAGACAATAGCGCGTCGCTCGTAAATGCAACAGTATATAAATCACCAACCCGCTTCATGTCGCCAGACCTTCGAGGTCATTACTGACCCTACCAGAATGGCGACACGTGCAGATTTCGCCGTGGGACAAACCCACGCGCTGGAAACCATCTCCCTTGATTCCACTTCGACATTGTTGTCCGTGAGGTATCGAGTCCGCGCGAAAGCCAACGTTGACGTTCGAATTAGCCCGCACATTGTTGAGATTCAACGCCCACACGCCAGCGGCGCTGCCATTGTTCCAGTTGCCGCTCGCGATCGGGCACATATTAAGATGATTCCCGTTGTCGGGTGGTAACGATCCACCCGCCAATCATTTTACCGAGTTCATCGACCTTCTTCGACAGTGCAAGATAACGATGCTCACCTTGCTCCTTTGGCGACTGCTCGGCAATTTTGCCTGCCTTGAATTCAAAATATCCCAAGTTATACGCTAGCCTGATCAGCATGCGCAATTGCTCATGCCGGATATCCAAATTTGTCAGCGTTGTTTTCTTATGATAGCGCTTCTGTGCTTCCACAATGAAGCCATACATCTCATACGCCGCGCGCCGTATTTCCAGCGCGATCCCGTATTTTTCATGCTTCGGGAAATGGTTTAGGTGGATGTTCATAAGCTTCGCAAATTCGGTAAATTTATGGTCTAGTTTGGCCTCATCGTGCATGCCCATTATTGACACCCTCTCATATCGCTATCGCTCAATCGCTCAGAGATACAAGGCCGCGCGAAAGCCAACGCTGACGGTCGAATTAGCCCGCACACCGTTGAGATGCAACGCCCACACGCCAGCGGCGCCGCCATTGCCCCAGTCGCCGCCCGCGAGCGGGCACAGCTCATTAGGCTTATAATCCCACACTATGTCGTTGCCAAAAGCGTTTGCGCCGCCGCATGCGGCAGGTATGCCTGCACCCGCTGCATTCCATGCATTGCCCAATACCGCGCTATCCAACGTTTGCGCCGTTGGGCTCCCAAACCCCACTGTGCGATTTGCCCCTGTTGCCCACAATTGCCCGTATGTTGCGCCGAGGCTCGTGTATAGTGCAGCAATGCCGGCTGCTCCAAATAGGTCAGTTGCCAAAGTGTTGCCGCCAGTCACGTCTCGCATGCGTGCTGCTGTATTTAATATATAGTAGTTCGTCGCATCTGATGTAATACCCGGGTTGACCTCCCACATATTCCCGTTTAGATCGGCCACTCCGCAGTTTTGGCCGTTGTGCGTTGTGCGACTAAAGAGATTCGCCGAGCCACACTGCCCTGCATTTGAATACCCATCACTTATATAATGAATGGACGCATCATTAGCGTCCCTCAACGCATTATTATTGCCCTTTGGATAATTAGTGATCCCTGCTGCATCATACCATGCACACCATGTTGCTGCCGTAGCCGCTTGCCCGTGAGCATACGATAACATCGCCAGAGCAGAAAATATAAACCGCGAGTTGCAGAAGAACGCTGTACCGCGCGATTTAGGCGCGAGAATTGCGCCGCCATAATTGTTTGCCGGGGTATTATTCAGCGCGCTTATCGGGTTGTGTGCGGCGTTCGTCGACAGCGGGCTGGCAAAACGAATTGATGATGCTATACCGCCGTTGTTGCTGCATTGATATTTATCAACAAAAACACCGGGCTGAATCGCTCCCCCGTCCCAGAATGCTCTGTGTAACGCATAACCAGCAGGCGCTGTATTAAACGATTGAATATCCACAGCATTGAGAGCTAGCCCATTCGCTCCAGAACCCCATTTATAATAAAACGCAGGCACCCACACCATGACCGACCCGTCTGAGTACAGATAATTACCATATTCATCGGATGCTGGGTTGCGCGTGCCTGCCATCTCAACCATACCGGCGGGCAAAGGGCCTGGGCAGATACCGACGCCAAAACCTTGCTGCCCAGGCATCCCGATATTGTTTACGCCGCCTGCCGCGCTCGACCCAGTTGATATGCCAGTCGGAAAATTGACCGGCTGGCCGCCTTGCCCACTAATTGATTCAATATTGTTTATTTTACCCATAATAACCTCCTTTTTTTAAATAATGCTTAGGCTGGCATTTGCGCCAACTGTGATGGTTACGCCAGATGCAACTTCGATCGGCCCTGCTGCATATGCGTTATACCCGCTCGGGACTGCCAGATCGACGTCTACAACTGCCGGGTTCATTCGTACCTGCGGATTTAAATCCGGGTTTGCCGCTATTGCAGCCGTCCATGCCTCCTTAGATGCAATGCGGTCGGCATCTGCGTTTAGCGCGTTATTCAATGCCGTAGTTGCGCTCACTGCTGCCGCCGCTCTTGCCGCCTGTGCATCGGCTGCGGCCTGTGCCGCTGTGCTTGAGCTATCCACTGCCTGTTTTGCCATGGCACTGGTCAGCACATAGCCGTTGGCGAAGCGGATCTGTACCAGTGCTGCTTCGCCGTCTTGTTGTGAGACTACGCCGCCGAGATTGAGCTGCGGGGCGTTGATGATTTTATGCGAGCCGTCGGCGTTGTGTTCGCTGTCGATCTGCACGCCGCGTGTGATGATATCGGCATTCGCGGTATTACCGGCTGACAGTGCCTGATTAGCTGTTGCAAGTGCCGATGCAAGCTGACCGATGAGCGAGCCGATTTCGCTGTCGATTTTCAGCAGGTTGGCATCTTCACGGCCTGCATAGGGGATATCGCCGGTTTGGATGCGATCCAAGCTAATATTCGGGGTCACTGACATCAGAAAACCTCCTGTAAGGTGATATTGATTTTTTGTGATTTCCAGCCCACGATGTCTTTTTTGACCACCACGCAGTTGATTGTTTGTGGGTCGGAGGCGGGGAGCAGCGAGGATTCAAACGTGCAGCGATCCCCTGCTTCCAGACGCATGTGCCGGGCACTGGTGGTGATTGAAATCACCCTGCGACCGTTGGCCTTGCGGCTGACCACATGCTGGGCAATGGCATCGCGCACGGCGGCTGGCATGGACCACTTGTCATAGCCCGTTTCCTGCTGCACCACATGATGCGTGGCGACGCTCGTGGCATCGGCATAGACGCTGGCGGATTGATAGTTGCTGCCATCCCAAGCGCTGAAGATCAGGCACTCATTGACCAGCTCTTTCCAGCCACGGCGATAACGAAACGAGCCCGTGGCGATGTCATCATCATTGATGATGGGCACCACCGTGCCTGCTGGCAGTGGCGTGGTCAGATCGACCTCTGGCACCAGTGCAATGCCATCCGATGCTTCGATCCATTGGGCTTCCAGCAGCCATGCCAGCTCACCCAGCAAGCCCTTGGCTTTTTCCGGTTTTGTGATGGTGCGGGTGCCGGTGTAACCGCTACGCAATGTGCGCAACCGATCAAACGACACGAAGTTGATCCGATTGTCCGGGATGTTGATCTCATTGCGCAGGATATCGAGGGCGATATCGACAAGATGCCAAGGCTGCCCGCCATTCGTCGTTGCATCATAGATTTTCGGAAACGTGATCTGCTGCCAGACGGCAGGATCAGTCCCCGGCTCCACAGCATTGCCGGTGCTCATGCCATGCGCGGTGAGTGATTTCCAAGTGAAAAACTTATGGGTGACCAGGGCATCCACGGCGTAGTCCGCATTGGTATCATAGCTGGCATAACTATCTTTTTGCGGCACCATGACATCAGCGAACTTGATATTGTCCGAGACGATCAGCGTGATCTTCTGCGGCGTGTAGCGGACATCCTCAACCGCACCATTAAAGACAGGGATACGATCCACGGCGGCACTGTAACCAACGGCGATATGCACCGATTTGCCAATGATCGGGTTGGATAGCAACGGCAAGGCGCGCTGATCATTGGCTAGATCCACATGCACTTTGCCGGCGAACACCTGTGCAGGCTTGTCGGTCAATTGCGAGGAGACCGTGCTGATAGCATCGAGCACCGGCGTGCCGACCACATCCAGCGCCCCGTTGCTGTATTCAATAAGCTGTGATTGCGTCGTAAACAGCTGCGGTACACCATCAAAATAGACCGCTAAACGATCAAGCACCGGGCTCATATCCAGCGTTGGGTTGGCTGTCATGCGTATATGAAAGCGGAAGTATTGGGCAGGCTGAACCACATCACCGGATGACACATTGGCTTGCAACGCCCACCCCGTGATGCCTGGCTGCACAAAGAGCGCTGGATTATTGGTGCTATAGAGATCAATCACTATCGGATAACTCGGCGCATCGTTGGATGCTTTCTCGAAAATCCCCGTGCCTGTCGGAACACTCCCCACATCGAGCGAGCGCCATGCTTCACCGGAGGGTTGAAATCCTGCCCATCCACCGATGGGGAAGCCGTAGCCATCGGTGGTGGTGATGACCCATGTCCCCGCGGCGATTTGATAATCTGATACGGTAAAGGTCTGTGTGTAGGTAGTTGCGGCGGCCTGATGGGCAACGCCGTACATGGTTGCATCGTTTTGTGCGGGGGGCACCGCTTTGACGGCCAGATTGTAGTGAAAGGTGCTGGTGATAGCGGCATTGAGACCAGTCACAACATAGTCGCTCTCCGTCGCAGGAATGTTCGTGATACGTACCGTGTTGGATATCACATTGCCATAACCATCGCTGATATAAACATCGGCAGCGCCGCTGACCGTACCGAACATCGACAAGCGCACGGTGACCGAATCGATGATCGCCGTCATGATCGAATGGAATGGGATCACAACACCGAGCTCACTGCGCGTGACGACGCGTGTTGCACCGGTATCTGTCCAGTTGGTGGATGCGCTGCCGCCGCTGGT